AGTATTAGGTCTTATTCTGGGCGTATATCAAAGGTAGAGACATATCTTGTGGTATACAATTGCATGTCGAAACACCAATTTTTCGTAGAAGGGAAAGAAAAAGAATGAACAGGGAAGAAAAGGCTCGAATAAGAAGTAAGGAATGGCGGAAGAAAAATCCGGATAGATATCGTGAGTATCTTAGAGCCTATGGTAAAAAGTGGAGAGCAGAGCATGCTGCTAAAGGATTATGTAATCGTTGCGTAAACAAAGTCAAAAAAGGAGAAAAAAGTTGTAAGGCGTGCAAAGCCTACAATAGACAACAAACTAGAATAAACGGATCAACAATAAAGCTTATCAGAAAGAAAGATCATGGGGCGGTACTGAAAGCTTTGAAAGATCCAAAAATTCACTGTGCTATATGCAAAAGAAAAACCCCTAATGGTAAAGGGTGGTGTGTAGATCATTGTCATTCTTCTAAAAAGTTCAGGGGCATACTTTGTAGCAGTTGTAATTTAGGCCTAGGGATTCTTGGAGAGAGTGTTAAGAACTTAAAAACTGCTATTGTATATTTAGAAAGGATGAGATGAACAAAAAAGACGAAATGTCTGTTTTTTCTAAAACAGTTTTGAACCAGAAATACGCTCAAGACGGAGAATCTTGGGCCGACGTTGCCCATAGGGTTGTAAGGACGGTTTTCAAAGCCGTAAATGCCCCTAAGAGTCTGGTTGATCAGACGACGCAGTATGTAATCGACAGGAAGTTTATCCCTGGTGGGCGGTATCTATACGCCACAGGACGACCTTATCATCAGGTCAATAACTGTTTGCTTATGCGTGCAGAAGATTCCAGAGAAGGTTGGGCGGATCATCTTCAAAGATGCTCCATGGGGCTTATGACGGGGGCCGGAATAGGTGCCGATTACTCAAATATCCGAGCCGAAGGGAAACCAATCCGTAAAACAGGAGGCTTTGCCACGGGTCCGTGTAGTCTTATGCAGATTTTGAATGAGGCAGGACGGTTCATTATGCAAGGTGGAAGTAGACGTTCTGCTTTGTGGGCTGGCTTGAAGTGGTCGCATCCCGATATACAAAAATTTATTCATATGAAAGATTGGATACCTGAAGTACGAGCGATGAAGGCTAAGGATTTCAATTTTCCAGCCACGATGGATGGGACTAATATATCAGTACAACTAGACGATGACTTTTTCAAGGCTTTTCAAGATGAAGACAGTATGGCTGAACAGGTTTACTGGTCTGTCATAGAACGGGGTCTGAAGACCGGGGAGCCTTGGTTTACGGTTGACTGTGGGAAGAATCGCCATGAAACCCTTCGCAATGCCTGCACGGAGCTTACCAGCGGAGATGATTCTGATATTTGCAATCTGGGATCGATCAACATGGCCCGCATTACGAGTCTCGAAAACATGAAAGCTGTGCTAGAATGTGCGATACCTTTTCTACTGGCGGGGACTGTCTATAGCGACGTGCCCTACGCCAAAGTAGACATGATCCGAACGAAGAATCGTAGATTAGGTCTCGGTCTCATGGGGATTCACGAATGGCTTCTAGTGCACGGTAAGAAGTATGGAATAGATGCAGACCTTGATAGATACTTGGAAATTTATGCCACCAGCACTGAGGTAGCAAAGAAGTTTTCCAAAGAATGGGATTTGTCTCCCCCCGTGAAAACTAGAGCTATTGCCCCGACGGGAACTATTAGTATAATTTCAGAAACTACTTCGGGTATTGAGCCTTTATTCTGTGCTGCGTATAAAAGACGCTATTTGAAAGGTAGTGTTTGGAACTATCAATATGTACTTGATCCTACCGCTAAGCGTCTTATAGAACAAGATGGGGTAAATGCGGAAGAGATTGAGGATGCGTATGTTCTCGCAGAAGACGTTGAAAGGCGCTTAGCTTTTCAGGCCCATATGCAAAAGTATGTGGATCATGCTATATCGAGTACAATAAATTTACCAGAGTGGGGTAGTGAAACAAATAACAAGGACACTGTTCAGAAATTTGGAAAAATTCTTATGAAATATCTTCCACAGTTAAGAGGCGTAACTGCATATCCTAACGGTGCTAGGGATGGGCAACCTTTGAATCCCGTTCGCTGGGCAACCGCAGTCAAGCATGTAGGTCAAACGTTCATTGAGACTGGGGATGTATGCGAATTAAGCGGGCATGGGGGTTCTTGTGGAAGCTAAGTGGGGAGTCTTAAAAGTTTTCACTGATAGACGAAGATACTGCGTAGTTAAGTGTACCTGCGGTTCTGTAGAAACTCGCAGGGAGGACCATGTTCTTTCTGGGAGAACCAAGTGTTGTAAGAGCTGTGCTTCGAAGAAAACTGCTAGAGAACACGGTGTTCCAGAACCGGGATACAAAGGTGTAGGTGATTTGTCTGGTACTTTTTGGAGCCATATTAGGCGGGGTGCGAAGAAACGAGAGATAGGGTTTAATCTAGGCATAGAAGATGCCTGGAATTTATTTATAAAACAAGGACAAAGATGTGCTCTATCAAATGTGCTCATCACCTTAAGTAGACACGCTGCCGCAGGAGCACCTGTATGGAAGGAAATAACAGCATCCTTAGACAGAAAAGACTCTTCTAAAGGATACTTTCTTTCCAATGTTCAATGGGTACACAAGGAAATAAACTACATCAAGAGGGGTCTTTCACAAAAAGAGTTTATTGACTGGTGTGTCGCAGTATCAAAATCACAAAAGGAGACCACAAATGGAGCTTAACAACTATCAATACGAGGCTATTAAGACAGCGGAGTATCCCTGTGTAGGAGCTAACCTAGTATATCCGGCTATGGGTCTTGCTGGAGAAGCAGGTGAAGTCTGTGATAAAATAAAGAAACGTTGGCGTAATACGGAAGAGATGAGTGCCCATGGCATGCCTACTAAAGAATGAAGAGATTGTGAAAGAGCTAGGGGATGTGCTATGGTACCTAGCGGCGATGGCGGATGAGTTGGGTACTACCCTAAATCATGTCGCTGAAGTCAATTTGGGAAAACTCAGAGATCGAAAGGAACGTGGGGTCATAAAGAGTTCTGGGGACAATCGATGAGAACAGATTTAACAGGAAAAAGCTTTGAAAGATTAAAAGTGCTTGGAATATCACATTTCAAAGGTGAAGGTAGAAAGAGGTCTGTTTATTACCTTTGTCTTTGCGAGTGTGGAAACAAAGTGTCGGTGCGTATGAATGGTCTTACCTCCGGTCACACAAAGAGTTGTGGATGTTTAAAAAGAGAGAAAGCCGCCGACCAAGGGAAGGCTTGCATTACACATGGTAGGTCTCATACGACGGAACACGATACCTATTTAAAAGCAAAACAGCGTTGTGTTAATCCAAAAGCGACGGGATACAAAAATTATGGAGGCCGGGGAATTCAGTTCCTATTCACCTCTTTTGAACAATTCTTTGCTGAATTAGGGCCTAGACCGGAAGGAAAAACCTTAGACCGACAAAACAATAATGGTAATTATGAACCCGGAAACGTTCGTTGGGCAACTTGGAATCAACAAAACAAAAACAGGAGGCCTTTTGCGAAAAGCGTACTGCGACGGAGCCTGTAAAGGTGGACAATGTTCCTGTGCCTTCGCTATTTACGATGGGGATGCAGTTTTTTATGCATCCTCTCGTTACCTAGGCCCTAAGCTGCATACCAATAATTTTGCTGAATTTCAGGGCTTGATTGATTTGCTTAAGTATGCTAAGATGACTTCGATTACCGATCTAGATATAAATTGTGATAGCCAACTTGTAGTAAAACTCGTATCTGGTGAATGGAAAGCCAAACATATAGAGTTAAAGTATTTGAGGGCTTCGGCCAATACTTTGATTATTAATGGCAATCATAAATTACATTGGGTGCGGGGTCATGCGGGGAACGAAGGAAATGAATTAGTAGATCAACTGTGCAACGACAAATTAGAGAGCCGAATTGCACGGGGCACTCAGAGAGGAAGTGGATGAAAGATGATTTGTGACAACGCATCACCAACGATGACGGCATACTTTTTGCTACATGCGTACGAATACATAAACAAACGCCGTCCATATGAATCATGGACGCTGGCAATCCTGAACGAAAAACGATATGATATTCTCGATGCCGAGGATGGGGCAAAACGGGCAAAGGGGGTCAATTGAATACCGCAGAGCGGGCGAAGGACAAGCGGCTTCGAGACGTTTACAATACGACGTTGGAGAAGCAGAATGAACAGAGAGTGAAACAGGATAACAAATGTGCGATCTGTCGTAGATCATTTGAGAGATTCACCGCATTTATGGATCATGAGCACAAATGCTGTCCTCGACGATTGAAAAAGTTCTGCGGACGATGCAATAGGTCTTTGCTCTGTTTCAGTTGCAATAAATTCTTGGTCGGTGTTCTGGAGCGCCAGAGCGTAGACGGAAAAAAGTTAGACCCACTCTGGTTGTTATCTCAGATGACCAAGTATTTTGAATTTTGGACGCCGATTCTTAAGCAGAAAGGATGCTATGAAGAAAAGAAAGTCACCGCAGTTCGCAAAGCGAAAGCACGCTTTCGATAGCGTCCTAGATTCCTATCGAGCGGCTCGT